AAAAAGGCAACGCCCTTATCAAGCCTTGCTTCACGAACAGCAACATCCTCGTTCTTCACAGGAGTCTTTACGCTCTTCTTTTTATCTTCCATGTTCTCTCCATAATGTTTAATATTGTTCACTATAATGATCATTAAAGGGCGTAATGCACCATATATGACACACTACACCCAATAATTCTATGCTCCAGCAGATCCGTACATGCCACGCCAGTCAGTCCAACCAACACTATATCTATCATAAGAGAAAGCCTTAAGATTCATAGTGTCGAAGTCGTTGTCTTCCTGTAGGCCAATATTATCTCTCTGATACATTGTCATACCCTCTGGGCAGTTGGTCATTACAAACCAAGCATCAACGTCAGTGAAATAGTTGTTAATAGCCACTCCACCAGGAAGCAGGCCCTTGTAATTCAGGGCATTAACATCATTGTTACCAGTTCCACTCTGAAGAACGGAATCCAGCACCCTACAAGTCTCGAACTGGAGATCAACAGGAACAATAAGCTTCTGTCCCATGAGGGCAATCTTATTACCTACATGATCCTCTGACTTACCAATCTGAATAAGCAGATCTTCAAGTGCGCCCTCAGAGAAGTCAGCAGCTACAGCAAGCTCATTACTCTGATCACCAGTATCAGTTGGATGGTCAGTTGCAAGAAGCTCCTTGCCATCACCACCAGTGTATGAAGAGTCAAAGGCTCTGTTATATACATTCGCTCCAACAGTTTCCTTTGTCTGACGCATTGCAAAACCAGTGGCCTTAGCTCTAGAACCACTCACCTTCTCATACAGATTGTCTCTCTGCTCCTCGAAGGTTACGATAAAGCCCTTGGTAAATGCAGTGTGGACATAACGAGAGGTGAATCCCTGGCTAATAGTGTCATAAGATACTGACTGTCCCTCATTCTTTACATTAGCCTTACCCATCCCGATATTCTGAACATCTTCCTCATAGTTCTGAGTAGATGACATAATATCAAAAAGCTGCTTATACTGCTCAGGATGCTCACCGTAACCAATACCCCACCATCTTTTAACTCCAGGCCATAGCGCCTTAGGATGTGAACCAGTTGTTATAACTCCCATAATCTATTCTCCTCCTATTACGCTACGCCAAGTGGGTTGCGGTAAAAGTGTCTATTTGCATTAATCATACATTCCCATACACCATTCGCAAGAGTGATGTCATTGTCAGGAATGTCAGCAGCCTGAAGCAGCCTGAATGAAAGAGTGTTAGTTGTAGCAGGCGCAGTGGTAGTTCCACTGTCAAGCTCCATCTTAGACTTACCAGAAATAGTAGAACCACTTCCAACTACTATGTCTGCATTAAGACCAGCAGAAGCAGCAGCAACAACGCCATCACTCTGTGCAATGTACACCATGTCTGGATAATCACACACGTAAACAATACGCTCATTAGAAGCTGGATTATACTGCTTAGTCAGATCATCCCTATCAACCTCAAATCCTACAACAACGCCTATAATCTCTGCACCAGCAGCAGCGGCAGCCTGAGCTACGGTCTGCTTAGTACCAATAGATGTTCCATTCATTGTCTCACTTACAGCAGCAGCGTTAGCTGTAGCAGTAGCAGGTAGAACAACGAGATCGCCTACGAAAAGAGCTGTAGCATATGTACTTGGTACGTAGTATGCACTTGCCATAGAAGCGTTATAAGGAGTACCACCTAGAGTCCTTATTGGCTTGAATCCAAAAGCCGCATCTTTATTAGCCATAATTTAATCCTCCGACACCTACCTCGGCTTATACTTAGTAGATGTATATTTTGTTTGTTTATCTTCATTGAAGTCATCGTTCTGAATCATTGCATCTTTACGATCAACCTCTTCCTTCTTGGCCTCCTGATCCTCTTCATACAGATCAGCATCAATGACCATTAAACGTCCAACTATCTCTGAGCCGTTCTTGTTAGATCCCACTTTCCTATTGATTCCGGAACCTGCCTCAGATGCACCTGGAGCTAGATGAGATATATCACCTACATCCTTCTCTGTTGCGAACCTCCAACCAGCAGCTTCTGCTCTTTGCACTCTTGAAGGATCTGCTGTCCAACCGTCATTAACTATTCTTCCAACTTTGCCTTCAGGAATATTAAATGCCAATCCCTGCTTCTTAACACCAAGTCCCTTCCTTTTCTTACGGTCCCTGCTTTCCTCTTTCTTCTGCTTTGCCATTTGCCTATTCTCCTAGTCCCATGGATAAAGTGAACAATATTCGTCTGCGTCCTTAAATAGCCCCTGCTCCACTTGCTTTCTGCATTGAGCTTGAGCGTCTTTAGGGAGCTGTGAGAATCCTTTCTTGCTAGAAGAACTGGCGCTACCAGCACTTCTAAAGGAGCCTCCACTATCTACGCCACCAGCAACCTCTTCTTTCTTGAAGGCTGAATGGTCTGGATAGATGCGTGCCATTGTATCTGTCAGCTTCTTATAGAAACCTTCAGTAAATGCTTCAGATGGGCTGGCCTCTGCCATCTGGTTTTCAATTAATATAGCGTGCTTCTGCATATTAGGATCAGTCTTAAACCACTCGTTATTATCGAGGAACGCCTGTGCGTCTGGAGTTAGCTTAGCAGCTTCTTTCTTAGGAGCTTCCTGTGTAGGTGTTGGCTCTATCGCAGGCTTCTCCAACTTCTCCTTTTTAACCTCTAACTCCTGGAACTTCCCCAGGTCCTGACTTTCAAAAGCTTGAATCTGTTCCTTCTTGATGCTATCAAGAGCCTGCTCGTAAGCTCTCTCCTGTGCCATCTCCTGCATCTTCAAAATCTTTTCCGTAGTCTGCTTACTCTCTTCAAACTGAGTGGTCATATCATCAGTCTTTTTGAGAGCGGCCTTCAAGTCCTCTTCAAGCTTTCTATTGGTTGCCTTCATGATTGGCACCAATGTTTCAGATCTCTCCACCCATTCTTCTGCTGTGGTGTGTCTACTAGGGTCACCCTTAAACTCACCCTCTGGCTGCCATCCCAATAGCTTCGCCCTATCTTCCACTTCATTTACTTCTGGCTCCATTCCCTCATGCTCTTCCATCCCTACTCCTCCCTGAATATTGCACATATAGACTCATCATCCATAATGCGGTATTTCTTCCTAGTGGTTGAACTCTTGAATATTGTTCCTGCATGTTTTGTAAACATCACCTCATCACCAACCTGTGGCTTAACATCTCCCCACTTATCCATGTCAAATGCTGTAGGGCCAATACTTATAATTGTTCCCTTCTCTCTCTGTACTGCCATATGGTCAATGGCGCTGTTCGGTAAATGTATACCTCCGCTTGTCACTCCATCCACTTCCTCCGGCTCAACTACAACATAATAACAAACAGGTTCTACAACTCCTTCCTCAGTCTTCGACGATTTCTCCCTCATACGTTCCTTCCTCTATTCCTACTAACTCTTCAAAGGTTAAACTCAATATTGCTGCCATCATCTGATTGCGTCCTACATGAACATGCTGAGTTACATCACTACTAAGAAACTCTCCTAGCCCCATAACCCTACAATGGTTGTCCAGGCTGTCCTCCAGCCATTGGTGTAGCCCCTTGGTTACTGGGTGCTGCATCCATTGGTGCCATTGCTCCCTGTTGAACTCCTGCTCCTGCTGCTCCATTCTGTTCTCCTATCTGCCTAATGTCTTCTGCTATTGCCTTATACCTCTCCAACTGTGATCCTTCCTCTGCCGCTTCTGCGTCTGCTAACAGCTTTATAATCTTTGCCTGTGTTTCAGCCATCTCGTCCTGATAAATAGCCTGCTGCCATGCAAACTTGTCTTCCTCAAGCTTCTGCTTGCGCTCATCTAACACTAACTGTGGATCAGGTGGTGCTTCCCCTTTAGGAAGAAGAGCCTGTATATTATCCTCACCCATAGCTTCAAGATTTCTCCTCACCACTTCCTGGTCGTCAAGAAATCCACTTCCGATATATTGTGTGAGAGCTTGAGCTTTAACAACCTTCTGCATATTACTAATCTCATCTGGAGATCCAACTGGTAGAACATTGATGTCCTTATCGTTAAAATCCCTTTTAGCCAATGCGTCCTTATCATCCTGAAAGGTGAAATAGGTGTTCTGTGCAAGATATAGCCTATTCAACCTAAACAGTTTCTGGTATTCCTTCTTTGCTGCCCTATACAATCTCTTATGTACTGCTGAGAAAACCTGCTGCCCCTGCTCTATACGAGCCATTGTTGTAGTGGCCGGCTCATTATGTATAGTCTGTGTACCTGTCATAATGTCAGACACAGAAGAGAGCTTGTCTCCTGCCTGTATAAGGAATGTCAACAGGTTAAGGAGTGTCGGTGATGGCTCCTTGGTAGGAAGCGGAAAGATGTTCTTTCGTAAATCATCACCAGTGAAGGCCACAGCCTTCCATTCATTCAAGCCAAGAGAAAGCTTACCACCAAGCTTACCCTTACCCATCTGTAATCCCTTGCCCATAAAACCAGCCTGGCTATTAGCTATTGTACCGCTATCCAGAAGCTGATTTGTATTACTATTGATTGCCCTGTTTAGAGGGCCAAGAAGCCTGCCAAAGCCAAGGTCGTATATTGAACCATCAGGTGATGGCATAAAACTGAACTTGGTAAAATAATGAACAGGTTCAATGCGTATAATCTTACCATCTTTGTCCTTCTTGATTCCTTCGCTGTCAAAACGGTTGGCAACTCTAACCACCTTCCTACTGTCTTTATGCACTGTGACAATGTACGGCTCAGCATATCCATCTCCATCCAGGTCCCAATATCTGTGCTGCTCAAGGAATGTGTGTGGTTGATCTGGATCATCGCTTGAAACAATGGGTGCGTCATCAGAAAAACTATTCTCCTGCAACGACTCTCCTGGTACACTCTCAAAACAAACATCGAGAAAGAACCCACTCCTCTTTCTCTCCTCAATCTCGTTGGGATATAAAACATACTCCTCAGTGATGCGTGGAGCTGTTTCCATATCTCTGGCATAATAATTAATTACGACGTATTCTGGGGAGATATATTTGCTTACTGGTCGCTTTAATAGCCCATCATAATATGTTTTCTTGAAACAGCAACCAAGAATAGGAAGAGCTGTCAACAGCTTGTCCATATCCTCTTCCCATTCGCTCATCTCGTCCAGACACTGGTAAGACATGAAGGCACTAATTCTATCAGCCCTTGCTGCCTTAAGCCCTTCTGGGTCATCACCAACCACCTTACACTTAACCAGGTTGGCAGACTGTATGAGGTTGGGCATTGCTCTTGCGCTAAACTGTATAGCTGCCGTAGATATTAATGGATATTTAATGTTAGCAGCACCTTGGAAAGGGAAGTCTTTTTGTTCGTATGTCTGCATAACAAGGGACATGGCCTGTTTGAGGTTGGCCTCCCACTCAGACCTACTCTCCTTATCAACGCCATACTCAGCAACAACTCTCTCACCAATATCCTCAAGAACTTCATCATCTAAGCCTTCGGCCCTATTAGAGGCGCTTAGATGTTTGTCTTGAATGTTAATAACTTCATCCCTAGCCTCAAGCTCAGCAGGGTTTAAAGCACTAGTATCCGGTGTAAGGATCTCGTCCGTCATTTCTACCTTCATCCTCGTCTTCTCCCTCTTCTGGTTCTGTCCACTGAGTGTTTAATAGCATTAAGCGATAAAGATTCTCCATCATATGGTCATCCTTATCCATTGGTTTCTGCGTGTCCTTGTCCCACATATAGCCCTCAATCTCAAACAAAAACCTAATCATGTCATCAAAGACAAATAGGCTTGGCTCTTGGTTTGGACCTTTCAGGTGGTTCTTAATTTCCAGCATACCAGACGTTTTATCCTTGGTAGCAGTCTCCAACATATATCCATACTGGAATAGAACATTCTGCACCTTCTCATACACTGTATTATCGTTGTTGCCATCACTCTTACTAAGTGGATCGATAATTATCCTACCAACCCTGTACGCATTCTGTGTAATGCAGCGTATTATCTGCTCGCCAATCCATGTGCCATCACCATTATCCCAAATCTCGTTGATGATGTACCTCTCACCTCTCGGATTAGTGGCACAGAAGAGTATTGCCTGCCGTTCTCTTAGATGTATGTCAATAGCTATATCAACAACCCAACTAAGAGGTACACTAAACCTGTCTTTTAGGTGAACCTTACGTTCCCATGTCGGATATACAAGCCCTGACATGTAAGAAGGAACACCTGCTAGTCTGGCTTCCTTCTCATCGTCAGTTAGTGTCTTTGCAAACTGTGCCACACCCTTCTCAGTAATACCAAACCCAACATT